TATCACTGCTTTGGTATTGCTCTATAAACACAACAAGAAATTCAAGAAATTTGTTGATGGCATGTTTAGCGCTGCTAAAAAAGCCTTTGATAAAATCTTCAAAGTCACCAAAGAAATCTTTGGCAAAATCATTGATTTCTTCAAAAAGGACTGGAAACAAGTCCTTTTATTTATTGCCAATCCTATTGCTGGAGCTTTTGCTTTAATTTACAAGCACAATAAAAAGTTCAAGAAATTCGTTGATGGTATCGTAAAAAGTATAAAAGACGGTTTCTCTAATGCTGGTAAATGGCTCGGTAAGACATGGGATGGCATGAAGAAAACTTGGACGGGTGCGATGGACTCAATGACCAAGAGCACCAAGAAAGGTTTTGAAAAGACCAAGACTTACTTCACTGGTGGTGAAAAAGGTATCAAAGCCTTCACTAACACCGCTAAGAAATTGCTTGTAATCTCTAATCCGGTAGTCGCTGGGTTTGAGTTGATGTATAAGCATAACAAGCCATTCAAAAAGTTTGTTGATAGCACAGTGGACCATGTCAAAGATATGGCGAAGGGCGTTGCAAAACACATGACTAGCCTAAAAAAAGACTGGTCTGATAAGTGGGACAACGTCAAGAAATTCGCATCTAAGACATGGGAGAATATCAAGGGCAATGCTACTGAAGCGATGACTGCTCTTGGTAAGGATATCGACAAGCACCACAAGGGCATCAATAAGAACTGGTTTGACGGTTGGGAAAACTCTAAGAAATTCCTATCTAAAAAATGGGATGAAATTGGAGCGTTGACGCAAGAGAAATTCGGCGTTAACATTACCAAACTAATCACCGATGCTTTGACCAACATTGGCAATTTCTTCAAGAATACGTGGGACAATGTCAAGAAAGGCTTTGGCGAAATGTGGGACGGCATGAAAAAACTTGCTGGCGACGGTATTAATGCTGTCATTGCTTTACCAAACGCTGGTATTGACGGTATTAACAAACTGATTTCAGATTTCGGTGGTAGTAAAGAAGCTATCTCTAAAATCCCGAAAGTTAAGTTTGCCGGTGGTACTGGTATGTTTAGCTCATACCGAAACCCAATTACTAAACCTACGTTAGCTACACTTAATGACTGCTACGATAGCCCAGAAACAAACAACCAAGAAATGGTGATTCTGCCTAACGGTAAGTCATTCTTGCCACAAGGGCGAAACGTTGAATACCTCTTGCCAGCTGGTTCGGAAGTCATTAATGCCAGTGAATTGGCTATGCTCATGGGTGTTGAACGTGGAGCGTTTGCAAAGGGTACTGGTTTCTGGTCTAAAATCTGGGATACCGCTACCAACGTAGCGGGCTCAGTTTGGGATACCATGAAGAATGGTGTCGATAAATTCATGAAAATGATTGAATTTGTCGGCGATGTGGTTAAAGACCCAGTGGGATCATTAGCTAAAAAATTCAGCCCTAATGCTGATAAGTTAGCTGGTATGTTTAACCCGCTTGGGAATGCGTTGTATAAGAAACCAGTCGAAGAAGCTAAGAATTGGTGGAAAGAACTTTGGTCAATGGCTAATGCCTCAATGGATGAAGGTACTGTGGCCATGGGTGCTAAAGGCGATGACTACCGTTTCAAAGATAAGGCAAAAGACGCTGGCGCTGACCCGTGGGGTTATTTCTATCGTGAGTGTGTGTCATTCGTTGCAAGCCGTTTGGCTAATCTTGGTGTTAAGCCTAGTTTGTTTAGTCACCTTGGTAATGGTAATCAATGGATATCTGCCAGCGTGCCACACTTAAGTAGGCCTAAACCGGGAACGGTTGCAGTCTACACTGGTGGTCCAGTATCAAGCAACCACGTTGACTTCGTAACGGCTGTTCATGGCGATACCTACGATGGTGAAGAATACAACTACGGTGGTAACGGTCAGTATCACCAATATGCAGGCCGTCACATTTCAAACGCTGCGACCTTCCTTGATTTTGGGGTGCGTGATAGCGGTGGCGGTGGTGAAGACAATAGTAAACCACTTAAAGACCGTAACAATCCACTCCAAACGTTGATTAAACGACAAGTTGGTGGCATGTTCGAGTGGATTAAGAAAACCCTTGGCCCGTTGCTCAGCCCTGCCGGTGGTGGTGAAGATAACCCACAGGGGACTGGCGTTTCTCGTTGGCGTGAATCAGTTGAAAAAGCACTGAAAGCCAATGGATTGCCTACCACTCAAGAATACGTCGGGGCTTGGTTGCGACAAATTCAAAGTGAGTCTGGCGGTAACCCTAATGCCGTCCAAGGTGGATATGTTGATATCAATACCTTAACTGGCGACCTTGCCAAAGGTTTGGTACAAACAACATCTAGTACATTTAATTCATTCAAGCATAAAGGCCATGGAAACATCTTCAACGGCTACGATAACCTTTTGGCTGGTATCGCTTATGCGAAATCTCGTTACGGTGGTAATATGCTTGCGGTTATCGGACACGGGCACGGCTATGCTAACGGTGGTCTAGTCCACAAAAATGGCGTTTATGAATTGGCTGAAGGCGATATGCCAGAATATGTCATTCCAACAGACATCGCCAAACGTGGTAGAGCGTGGCAACTACTCACTGAAGCAGTGGCACGTTTTGCGGGCGATGCCCCACAAGGTAATCACGATAACACTTCAGACCGTGAGCGTGTTTCTGTCCTCGAAGATAAATTAGATGTCATGATTGGCTTGCTAAGTCAATTGGTAACTAATGGCTCTAACCCAATCGAAGTTAGAAACATCATCGATGGTAGAAGTGTTTCAAACGGGTTAGCGCCCTTTATGACAAAAGCAACAAACGATTATGAACGCAGACAAGCGTTGCTGGGAGGTAGCATTATTTGATAGGAATGTCAGTAACTTATGACGGTAAGAACTTAACCGAATTATTCAATGAAGGTCAAGGGCGTACCGTTCCAGTTGATGTCACTAAAAATGTAGCATCTAACTTCAATAACAACTATCAAGATCAAGGGCGTAGACGCTACGGCCAGCAATTCCTATATAGCACCTTGTCCGTCAAGCAGATTCAAGTGTTATTTACGCTTGTTGGTAATTACGACTACTTCAATACCATCGCTGAAACGCTTGGTGGCTATCTGAATGTAGATAAACCGAAACCATTGATTTTCGGAGATGAACCTAATAAGGTTTGGGAAGCTATCCCGTCTGGTCAAGCGTCGCTTTCCGTGGATAAGAACACGGCGCCGATTACCGCAACGGTAACGGTTACGTTCGATGTTCCGAAAAGTTACGGTGAGAATAAAGCACAAGCTCTAGTAAGTAGTGACGGTGAAACCAAGTACGGTAGCATAAAAAAAGTATCTACTGGACACTACAAGGCTACGCTAAAAAACTTTGGTACGGCTGAAACTTACCCAGACATTAAGTTGAAATTCAACTCAGATAATGGTTGGGTTGGGATTGTTAAAAGTTCCAGTGAAAGCTACGAGATTGGGAACCCAAACGAAGCTGATACACGAACAGTTAAGCAGTCTGAAATTCTGTTCGACTATGTTTCTAATAACTGGATTACCAACGGTTTTGCGGTTGGTACAAAAAATCAAGGGCGTTTCAACGACAACTTGCAAAGTTTAAATGGAACGCTTGCGATTGATAACGCATGGGGGAGACCACACATTGCCTTGACTAATCGAGGTAGTGGCTCAACTTCCTTGCGTGGCAGCTCCATTACATGGGAGATTCCAGCGGATAGCAACCGAGAAAAAGGCTCACTATATGAGTATATGTGGTGGAGACAAATTTTCTGGTTAGGTGCATCTAATGAGTGCGGGTATATCAAGATATCTGTAACGGATGAAAGCGGTACGTTCCTCTATGGCGTGGAAACCCTTAAGCATGTCAACGGTCTAGGGTGTGAGTATCGTTTCCTTGCCAGTGATGGCAACGGAAGTTATCGAACACTAGACAGGAAGTCATTTTGGGGCACGCACGTCATGACGCAAAACCCATTTAACGAGCCACAAGGGTGGTCAGATATGCAACGCTTTGATGACGAAGTACAGTTTTATTATCAAGGCGGATACCCTAAGTTTAAAATCCCAGAGATCAAGGGGAAAAAATCGGCAAAAATTAGTGTCGGTTTCTTCGGTATCGGTGATGCACCGCTTGTAACTCACATGTATCTGGACAGTTTTGTCTATCGAAAAGACTATGTGAATAAAGAGGAAGATATCCCTAACCGTTTCCGTAAGGGCTCTATCCTTGAAATCGACATGGCAAAAGGAAAAACGCTTGTCGATAACTTGCCAGCGTCTAACGAGTTGACGTACTTATCCGAGCCATTTAGTATTGGTACGGGTGACACTGAAATCGACATCTACACATCAAGTTGGACAAGGACTGACCCGACTATTGAAGTAACATGGAAGGAGCGTTTTGTTTAATGCAAATTTGGATTCATGACAAGAACATGCGTAAGGTTTGCGCCTTGAATAACAACGTTCCGGGCATGTTGCCATATTCTAACAGTCAGTGGCATCCTTACCTTGAATACTCAACTAGCACATTCGATTTCACAATTCCTAAGATTGTCAATGGGAAACTGCATGAAGATATCAAATATATCAACGATGATATGTTTGTTTCGTTTTATTACGATAACACCTACCATGTTTTCTATGTGTCGCAATTAGTCGAAAACGATACAACATTCCAAGTAACATGTAACAACACCAATCTCGAATTGGCACAAGAGCAGTCAGTTGCTCTTAAAGCCAACGGGGCGCAAAATATTGCATGGTACTTAGAACACCTTGAAATTCTAGGGTTTACAAATCTTGAAATTGGCGTTAACGAGGTGTCTGATAAAACAAGAACGCTTGAATTTGAGCCACAAGACACAAAGCTAGCACAATTACACAGTCTCATGTCTAAATTTGATGCTGAATTTGCATTCCGTACCGAATTGAATCGAGACGGTACGATCAAGCGTTTTACTATCGATATCTACCAAATCCCAGACGAAACTCACCACGGTATCGGTAAGGCTCGTGGAGATGTGGTGCTACATTATCAGAATGAACTCAAAGGCGTTCAAGTAACGAGTGACAAAACCCAGCTATTTAATGCTGGGGTGTTCACTGGTGCGGATGGTGTTAACCTTGAAAGCGTCGAGTTTGAAGAAAAGAACGAGCTAGGGCAAGTAGAGTTCTACTCACGAAAAGGTAGTAGTTATGTGTTCGCTCCGCTATCTAGGGAACGCTACCCATCTACAATGAACCCAAACAATGCTGATAACTGGACACGTAAGGATTTTCAGACCGAATACAAGGACGTAAACTCACTTAAAGGCTACGCATTACGTACCATTAAGCAATACGCTTATCCGTTATTGACTTACACGGTGGATGTTCACTCTAGTTTCATGGAAAACTATAAAGACATTAATTTAGGTGACACTGTTAAGATTATTAATAATAATTTTAGAGGTGGGCTAGCTCTCGAAGCTCGTGTCACTGAAATGGTTGTTAGTTTTGACATGCCGTTGAATAACTCGGTTGTGTTTTCGAATTACCGTAAAATTGTCAACAAACCATCCAACGATTTGCAACAGCGTATTGATGAAATCGCAGCAAGGGCCTTGCCGTATCGTGTCGAGATCACGACCACCAACGGCACAGTGTTTAAAAACGGTGTTGGTCGTTCGACTGTTCGACCAGTCTTGAAACAAGGCGATAGAACAGTTAATGCAACATGGCGTTTTGTGATTGACGGTGCTATTAAGTACGTAGGTATGACTTATGACATGGTAGCGGCACAGATTACCCAACCAACCGCCTTAACAGTTTCGGCATGGGTAGATAATAAAGAAGTAGCTTCAGAGGAAGTTACTTTTTTAAATGTCTCCGATGGGCGAAATGGTGTTAAGGGGGATAAAGGCGACCCGGGGCCAGCAGGACCTAAAGGTGATAGAGGTAATGACGGTTTGCCCGGTAAAAATGGGGTAGGCTTGAAATCCACCACGATTACCTACGGTATGAGCGATAGTGACACTGTAATGCCTACGAGCTGGACTTCTAACCCGCCTATTTTGGTTAAAGGTAAATACTTATGGACTAAGACACAGTGGATGTACACCGACCTATCTAGTGAGACTGGGTATCAAAAAACCTACATACCACAGAACGGCTCTAAAGGTGACGATGGCCTTCCCGGTAAGGATGGCGTGGGGTTAGTGAATACTACGCTACGTTATGCGAAATCAACGGACGGTGTAAATAAACCGTCTGGGGTTGTGGTAGCTAATTTTCCTAACGAGATTAAGCCGAATCGGTCAATTATCGATAACAATATCACCACTGATTTTAAAGTCCGTTTGGAGCAAGGTAAGACCTATATCTTATCTGCTGAAACCAATGGAACGTTTACCAATCAGCACAATCCAAACCAATCGAGCGATAATGCTACGATTTGGCTTGTCAATCCAAGTTTCAGTACGTGGGCAGTGATTTCCGATAGCAACACGGCTAACGGTACGAGATACACCCACAATCGCCCGACTGGTGAATACAATATTCGTGTCAATGGCTATAGAACCGACAATTCGACATGGGTTAAAAACATTGTGTTCGAAGACGGTACATGGTCGCCAGACATCCCAACTGTTAACCCCGGCGAGTACCTATGGACAAGGACAACGTGGTTTTATTCAGACGGTACGAACGAACAAGGTTTTTCAGTCGCTAAGATGGGCGAACAA